TAAATATTGTAATAACAATTGTTTTAATCTTTATGGTTGTTGATATTAAAAAAATTAAAAAGAAATTAGGAGAATAATATGCCGATAATAGCCGCATCTTTTCTAGCTTTGTTTATGACAGTTCAACCTTTAACTGTCTCAGGTCCACATTTGCTATGTAATAAGGGTAAGTGTCCTAAGATGGCCTGCTTAGATGGCTGGGAATATAGGGGATATGATATGAATGGTAGATTGTTTATGACCTGTAGGACTTTTACCACCTCAGGACATGAGTTTAGTGAGGCCCACATGAGGGTTAAAAATCATGTAAGGAATTGCTTCTAATGAAGGCCTATATCTATTTTTCTACCCCTAAAAATATCTTATGGTGGCCACTATCTTGGTTCATTAGATATATGGAGTCCAAAGATAGACCCCATTTATGGCATAGTTCTCATGCTTCTATAAGGTTAGGAGATAATGTCTATGAAGCAGTCTTTTTTCTAGGTGTACGGAAGATAAGTATAGGTGAGTGGGTTAAAAAGAATAATGTCAGTTTCCGTATGGAACTTGATGTACCAGAAGATAAAGTTGACGATTTAAAAGCGTTTATGAATGGAAGTATAGGAGTACCTTACTCCTTTATGGAGTTATTTGGCATTTTATATACCAGATTTGTAAAAAGATTCTTCAAAAAGAACGTAAAAAATCCATTTAATATACTTAAACGTAAGGTAAAATGTACTGAGTTCATCTTAGAATCAGTCAAAATTTTCATGGAAATTAATAGTTCAAAAGATATAAATAATATTGGAGTTTTAGATTTAGAATTTTTAATAAGAGAAGCAAAGTATAAAGCCCAGAAGGCGAAATCTCAGAATATTAGTTGACAAAAATGGAAGGTTAATATGCCTTTAGAGATACCGACAATAATCAAAGACCTCTATGCAAACTATCCATTTGATGGTGATTTAGTTGCACAGGGAAGGGAACATCTTATTAACTATAAGAAAGCGGTGGTTAATACTTTTCCTTATATTAACTCTGCTATAGAGACTACCCAAATCTATCTTGAGGATATGTTAAGAAAGGTTTCATTTGTTGATGATTCTTTAGTTTTTAATACCACAATATATAAAAGAGATTCGGGGGCCAGTAAATCAAATACATTAAGAGAGCTTTATATAACTAAAGACCAAAATATATTAGTAAGAGAGCCTTTACCACCATTAGGTACTGTTATTGAAAGTATTATGCTTCTATCTGAAATGCAGGCACTTTATGGTAATGATAAAGAAGGTAGACCTAGATGGGCATTATTAAATGGTCAAAGTATTATAGGTAGTAAACTTCAAGTAACTTCTAATATATCTACTTTACCTAATGCTTTTACAAATATGCTTTTCTTAGCAGCTCCTTTTGGTAGTGAGATAGAAGCTCAGGTTAAGCCATTTGATACTAATGTGAATAATCTAAAAATAACTACTAACTCTATTACTCATGGTGAGACTCATCATACAAGTACCCATACCCATACCCATACAAGGCAAGGATTAACTAATGAGGGAAATAGAACAAATAATGGCTCGGAAACTGCTCCTGATAATTGGGGTACAGCAAGGAGTACAATAGATGATAAGTTTGTAACTGCATCCAATACTCATACCCATACTCCTACTTTTACATGGGGAACTGAAACTGCTCCAAAGGCCTTAAAAGTTAATTATTTTATAAGGATAAACTAATGATTATAAATGAATTTGACTTAACTACTCCTAAGGAAACAGACCCTCTTAGTATAGCAGATGATGAGATAAGGTCTATTAAAGGTGCTATCATGGATACCTTTAAATATTTTGACTCAGCATTTGAAATTAAGTTTTCTGATTTTAACAAATTTTCTACTTATTTAAATATAGATGAAACTTCAAAGGTTATAAAATTAAATACTCCTAAATATGTTTATATGAATAGCAAGAGACTTTATGTAGACAATAATGGTGTTGTAATAAACCAGAATCCATTACCGCCACTGGGCTCAATAATAAAAACAGTTTTAACTTTAGCTCAATTAGATACACTTTATGGTGTTGGCACATTTGCATATTTAGATGGTTCAGACCTAAATCCACAAGGTAGTTTAAAAAATGCAAATATAACTATAGCAACAGCCATTGGAACTCCACCGGACCCGTATATTAAATTAATGAATATAAATCAAGCTCCACCAGCAGCTCCAGCAGTCGACCCTAAAAGAACTTATTTTTTAAGACAATCTGATACTGAGGCAAATATAGAGAAATTAGAATTAGCTAAGACAGGAAAGCCTATAGGAGCTATAACTTCAACTGTAGTCTCTTATACCCATACACACTCAGGGAACCATGTTCATACCCTTTCAAATACTTTTGCTAATTCTGATAAACATGGAAGAGACAGCACTTGTTGTCATGCTAATCTAACGACTTCTGAAATAACAACAGATGGTCCAAATATAACCACTACTGGTAGCTATACGCATGGACATACAACTCTTTCAACGGCTGGTGATGATGAGACTAGGCCTAGAAGTATTAGTTTAAACTTTTTTATGAGGATAAATTAATGGTAACTGAGAAAGCAATATATATACATGGAGTTGATGGACTTAATAGAGCTTGGCCTACAGGGGCAGACTCATTAAGTGAAGCAGATAATCATATAAGGATGTTAAAGTCTGTTATCCAAAATACTTTTCCAAATGCTGATACTCCTTTGCTTGTCTCCTCTACTCAGATTAATAACTTACCAACAAGTATTAATTACTCTGGAGAGTATGTAACCTTACTTGGACCTTATGATTATAATACAGAAGAAGATAAGATATTAAAGATAAACTCAAATAATGAGATTGTATTAGATGTAGAGGGTTCTTACCCAATAGGTATGGTTTTTTGGAGCATTTTAACTTTAGCAAAAATTCAACAAATGTATGGAACTGGTTATGTTCTGGCCAATGGTCAAACTATTTCCAATACAACTGAATATTATAGAATTACTAATAAGACTACTGTTCCAAATATTATGGCCAATACTTATATTAGACCAACTTATCTTGTAAAGAGTACCTCAGGACCAGAAACTAAAACACTTGAGCCATCTGAGGTTGTTCAAACTGAGTCTACTGCTGCGGAGGTTGGTTTTTCTGCTATATTAGATGATGTGGCCCATGCGCATGGAATGAGCCATGTTCATAGATATAATGCTTCTAACAGTTACAATCATAGTGCTCATGAGAGCTCTGCAAATGTTCATGCAGCAAATTGGGAGCCAGCAAGTGGAATTGTTAGTGGTCCTAGTTCTATGAACTTATCAAGTGATACTCATGACCATACAATTAACTTATTAAATAACACTCCAACAAAAAATGAACTTAATAGATTAACACTTAACCCTTTTATAAGGATTAATTAATGGCCTCAATACCAATAAAACAAATAGGTCAGGGAGGTATGATAACAGACATACCAGAATATGCATTACCACCTAATCAAATTAGTACGGCCTTTAATATTAGATATGAAAATGGAGTTCCAGCTAGGTGTAAAGGTTGGAAACAATTACCATTAGATATGTCAGCATTTTCTGGTTACAAATTTGTAGGAGGAGCTGAGTCTATTAATAATGAGCAAAGCGGTATTGTCTTTGCTTTAACTTCTGCTGTAATGGCTGCTTTTAAAATACCTATTATAGGAAGAAGAAAAGATACTTTTCCTAGCTTACTGTCTACTGGTGATATGAAGATGATATTTTATGATGGTCTTTTACCAGCTCCATTAGACATAAGTCCTGATTATGGTTCTATAACTAATTTTAAGTCTTTAGATTGGTCAGCAATTTATGGGGCCGTAATAATGAATACCCAAGAAGGTGTTCCTTATATTTATGCTGAATCAGATGATAGGTTTAGACAATTAGGTAGATGGATAGAATGTTTAGGACCTGATGCTGCTTGTAATATATTTACTAATTTTAAGAATTTTTATGTAGCACTAAACATGAAAGAAAAGGGCCAATTATTAGGAAATAAAATTAGATGGAGTGGAGTAATTGAACCACCAATAACAGCAGGTGCAAAAGATAAATTTATCTTGACTACAACTCCAGCAAACACACCTTTAAACACTCTAAAATTTACTATCTATGTAGGAAGAGATTATCCATTACCTCCATTAACTCCAGTAACATTAGCGAAGCCTATTAATTTTTGGATTAATACTACTACAACGGCAGGATTAGGTAAGCCAATCTTTGGAAATGGAACAGAAACAGCCTATGAAATTATGGTTGCTTCTACTGCAACAGCAATTCAGGTTGCAACCGCTACGGCAAATATAATTAATTCTACTGGATTTTTTACTGCATCAAATATTGTAAATTCTATAGCTACAAATCAATTAACAATATCAAATAAAAATCCAGGCCTTAATAAGCCACCTGTGTTTACAGGAACAGGTTACGTTGGTTGGAGCAAAAGCCAAGTAACGGATGCAACTTTAGGTAATGACCCTACTTGGGATGAGGCTGACCTTAATGCCTTAGCTGGTTTTATGTTTCTTCCTGATGATACTGATGCGATAGTTTCTGCCTTAAAATTAAGTGATAAGTTAATGGTTTATACAATGAAGGCAACTTATGCCATGAGCTTTGTAGGTGGTTCCTATGTTTTCTCAATAGCTAAAGTATTTATGGATGATGGTTGTTGTAGCCAGTTTGGAGTCCAAGAATTTGATGGTAAACATTTCGTAGTTGGAAGAAGTGATATTTTTATACATGATGGAAACAGTAAAAAAAGTATTGTTTCTGGTAGGATTAAAGAATATTTTTATAGTTCTATAAAAGACCTTGAGCTCATAAAAACTTTTAAAAATGCTTTAACCCAAGATATTTTTGTTTATTATTCACATGAACCTGAGGCAATAAGAGATAAGAATTATGATAGAGCATGGGTTTATAATTATAGAGATGATGCTTGGTCTATAATTGAATTACCAAAAATTGAAAGCATGGTATTAGGTCCTAGTATTGCTTATATTAATACATCCTATGATATTTCAACTGATACTTGGGATAGTGTGGCCTCAAAATCATGGTCAGATTATAGCTCCTCATTAATTGCATCAAGATTTTATTTTGTGAGCTATTTCAATAATAAGGTTTATCTTGGAGACGAGGGAAGCCAAAGAGACTTTGTAGATTATCCTGCTTATGTAGGTAGGGGACATATTGATTTAGATGAGTTGTATAAAAGCAATTATCCTGTAAAATATATAAAGCAAATATTACCCAGTATGCAAGGAGAAGGCTTAGTAAGTTTTGATTTTTCTATAAGTAGGGCCCCACTAGACTCAGAAAGACCGGTTACTTCTGTAAATAATGTTTATTTAGGAGAGAAAGAGTTTAATTTATCAACCGAACAATACAAAATTGATACTCAATTTTCTGGTAGATATTTTAGTTATAGAGTTACAATGAATACTAAAGGTTCATTTAAAATACATGAAATGGAACTTAACCTAGAAGCAAGGGGGATGAGGTAATGCCAGATGTACGGAAGAAGATTGACCCTAAGTATCTTCGGAAAACTTTAAATATTCCAATTATCCAATTCGTAAGTGAGGATTTATTTAGAAAAGCCATTAACGATTCTCTACAATCTATAGTTGACTTTATTAATCAAGATAAGATTATTTTATTAGGAGAAATTGGTTGGTATATAGATAATCCAGAAAATGGTACACTTGTATTTGCTTCTGGATGGACCGACTTAGCTAGTAATAATCCTGATATAAAAAGAAACTCAGGATTTAATCCTAAATTTAAATCAGACCATACCGAGGTAACAGGTACTCCAAAAGATGGTAGAGGTCTTTGGTTTAGATTAGATGATAAATGGTATTCAGTTACATTAGGTTCAACAGGGTATCCACAATAAGGAGTATTTATGCCAAGAGGTAGTTGGAGTAGTGCAGGTCAAGGGGCATCAGCAGGGGCCTCAATGGGTATGATGGCAGGACCTTGGGGTGCTCTAATTGGTGGTCTAGCTGGTGGAGCCTATGGTTACTTCTCAGGTGGTGAGGAGGAGAGACCTACATCAGATGTATGGGGTCCGCAGAAGGGATACTTAACTGATATATATGCCCAAGCTCAGGATTTATATGGCCAGACTAAAATGCCTTCCGATTATGAGAATAGTTTATATGCTTATGGTAAGGACTTTTATGGACCTAATGGGCAAGCTAACCAAATGGCAGGTAATATATACGGCTTAGGTCAAGGTTACTCACAGATGGGTAATGAGGCCATGAACAGATATATGAACTCTCCAGAAGCCAAAATAACTTATGATTATGGTAATATTGATAGAGGGATTAATAATGATATTTTACAGGCCCAGATAGATGCGGCTACTTCTGGCGAGTATCGAAAACTTAGAGAGCAAGAGTTAAAGGGAACTGCTGCGGATGCCGCAACTATGGGTGCGGTCGGTGGCTCCAGACAACATCAAATGGAGGCCGTATTAACTAGGGGTGCTCTTGATGCTGCTACAAATACTGCTGGTACTATGAGAGGTCAGGCCTATGATACTGCTTATAAAGGAGAGTTACAGAGAGCAATAGAACAGGCCCAATTAGATGCAGCTACTAGGTCAGGTTATGGGGCATTTGGCTCTCAAATGGCAGGACTAGGATTACAAGCTCAACAAGGTGCTTATGGAATGTATAATAATAATATAGCTAGTGGAATTGGATTAGGAGAAAAACAAAGAATGGCCCCTTGGCAAGCCTTGCAAGCATATCAGCAAGCTATTGGAGCTCCTATGCAGGTTAATCAACAACAATTACCTAATCCAATGATGAGAGGATTGGCCTATGCAGGTCAAGGAATGAGTGCTGCTCAGGATGCATACCAAGGTCAACAGATGTATGACCTAAATAGACAGTATTACCAAAACTATATAAATAATGTGCCAATGGGTGGCGGTCAAACTGGTGGGCCAAGACCAATGGGTAATACAGCTTATAGTTAAGACGGAGGATAGATGGCCAAGCCAAAAAGAAAATACGAATCATTATACAGTGGCCTCTTCGGACCAAAGAAGAACTACCTAGAAGATGTTCCTTTATATGGACCTAAGAAAACTTATTTAGATAGTGTGCAAACTGGTTGGAGTCCCGGACAATTTGCTGACCCTCAAGCTCTAGCTGATAGACAGTTAATAAATAAAGCTAAAAATGCACCAGCCAACTCAGAAGATTATTTTAGATATAATGAGGGCGAGTTATCGCCTACTGTTCAAGCTGCTATAGATAGGGAAATGAAAAGGAATCTTCCGACTCCTAAGGCAAGACCAAGACATAGAGTTAAAGGTTTAAACCAAGTTCCACTTGAGCCACAACCTCAGCCAAGGCCTGAAATGGCCAGACCTGACGAGCCTATTACTGGTATTGGTCGTTACCCTGGCCCTACTGACCTTATACCGGAAGGTCCGCCTAAACCTGCAACAGCCGCAGAGCTAACCTTTCCTCAACCAGAACAACCAAAACTGCCACCAAGAACTCAACCACCTCCTGTTGGTACAGGTGGGATAAGACCTATTTCTGGTGCTACTGGAAAACCACAGCCGCAACCTGTTCCAGATGATGTACCAGAAGAAGATGATAGAAACTATATTCCTACAGCTAGACCTAAACCTGAACCACCTCTAAGCTCACAGTTATTTGGTGGTGGTCGTCCGAAAAATGGACTTGACCCAGACAGATTTACTATGGGTCCTTGGGATAGACCGGAACCAAACATAGCTGGTGCAGACCCAGATTATATGTCTATGTATCCTGAGCCTCCAGCCTCATCATCTACATCTACATCTACAACAAGTACAGATAATGGACCTGAAATTCCAGAGGGTGTAGTTACTGCGGATACCAAAGAGATACGAGCTAGGATAATGGATGCCAGCGACCAGAAGTTTACACCTAGAAACATATTATCACCTGAGCCTAAAAGTCCAAGACTTGCACCTATATGGGGTGGTGGACGTTATGAAAAGATTCCAACTAAGGTAGATAAATATGGAGAGCCATTACCTAATGTACCAAAATTAGACCCTACTCATCCAATTACTCCTAATAGACGAATAGATGAAAATGTAGACCCTTATCAAAAAGGGCATAATTTGCCACCTGAGTATAATATAGACCAAGGTCCAGAAGTAGGACCAAGGGAACGTGTAACTCCGACTGAAATGTATCAGGAAGTTAGGCCTGGAGTTTGGGAATTAAGAGAACCACCACCAACACCAGATTATGAAGATGTTAATATCGGCAAGCCTTTTGATAAACCAATGCCAGAGCCAACTCCTTTAGATAAAGCTCCTATTGGAGCAGAAAAAGATTATAACTTTACTAGAATAGGGGAGCCTGAAACTGTTGGACAAATGAGAGATAGGGTATACAGGCCTTATCTAAGAGAAGCTGATTATGCAGATATTCAAGGTCCAGAAAGAATGGCCCAGCTTAAAAATCCAGAGTTAGGAAACTTTAAAGGATTAGAAGAATGGGATAAAGGAAAAGAAAAACCTTTTGTTAGAGCTCCTTATGCTGGTTATAGAAATGTGGGTGTAGCTGCTGGCATGGCAGATGTTTCACGTTCTATCTTCTCATTAGGTAAAGATTTCCAAGGAGCTGCTGGTAAGGCGGTAGGGGAAGAAGCTGACCGAATGGAGAGATTTAATTCCAGACAAGACCAGAAGGAATTGGCAATAGGTCAACTCAATCAAGCCGAGAGAGCTCAAAGATTAGCAGAACAAAATTTTAAAATGGGATTACAAAAAGCTATTAGTGAGCAGGGAATCCAGATTAGGGGCCAAGACTTAGACTATATCAAAGCTGGAGCTCAACTTAGTATGCAGGAGTTTCAGACCAGATTACAAGAGAGGATGGGACATAATGCCGATAAGTTAAGATTTAATGAGTCATTGATTAATGAGGCCCAAAACTTTAACCAAGCTGACCAGAATCTACAGGCAAAGAATATTGAAGCCAGAGGAGTAGACCGAGGATTAAAAGCAACATACGCACAAGTAAACAATCAAGCTACAAAAGAAAAAATACAAGCTCTACAACAAGAAGATAGATTTAAGTTTGATAGTTGGGCAAAGACCCAAGACCTTACTCAAGAACAATACGGAAAAGCCTTAAATGCTTGGAGCATAGAACAACAAGCGAAATATGGACAGCAGGCATTGGGACTTGAGTCCCAGCAATTTAATGTTGGAACAGATATAAAGAAATTCGACCAAGACTTATCCAAATGGGATAAGACAATGGGCTATACTGTACAAAATTTTAATGACTCTTTAGAAAGATGGAAAGAAGGAAGGGCCAATTATCAAGATTACCAAGTTTTAAGATTCCACCAAGAAAAACAGAATATTGACCAAGGCAATACAATCTTTAATCAAAAATTAGATGTATGGGATAAGACCTTGGGCCATAAAGATGCCAAGTTAAGAACTGATATAGATAGATGGAGAACAGGAGCAGACGACCATTACAAGTTCTTAGATGAGAAGAGATTAAGGTTTGGACTAAATGAGAAGGAGCAAAGAGATTATGATACCCTGGGTCTACAGAAATGGCAGATTGAACAATCCGCTAAAGATGCAAACTTTGATTCAAACCTACAAAGATGGGACAAAGGATTAGACTTACATAAATTTATGTCTACAGAAGAGAGAGAAAGATTCAAAGAGAATAATGAAACTCTTTATAGAGCTGATGCAAACGCTATAGCTAAGTATGGTCAAGATGCAGACCTATGGGAGAAATATAACTCACTACCTAGCAGCATAAGAAAAGATGAAGCTATGGCAGATAACTATATGAACTGGTATGCCCAAGAAGTTTTAAAAATGAAGGGTGAGAAAGAGAAGGCAATAGACCCATTAAAACTATCTGAGTATTATGATAAGTTTAATGCTCGTTGGACAGGCTCTCAAGCATGGAAAGACTATGAAGAGGCAGGTAAATCATTTCAAAAAATAGTCGCAGCCCCTCCTACTGGATTTGGTGATATGGCAGCTATCTATGGTTTCATTAAAGCGATAGACCCTAAGACAGGGGTTAAAGAGGGAGAGAGAGATTTTGCGGTATCGGCTATGGGATGGTTGAAAAAAGCTCAGGCCTCAGGTGCATTAGATGGATTACCTAGAGGTATAGTCCGAAAAATTCAAAAAGCTCTTGATGGTCAAATAATGTTACCAGAAGATAGAGAGGCATTAGCAGAGGCAGCCTTTGAAGCAACAAATGTACCAAGACAAATGTATTATAACCAGTATGCTCAACATATTAAGACATGGAAATCATCAGAAGCATTGAGAGATAATACCGATAGAATTTTAACACAACCTGATTATTTTGGAGAGATTGATAAATTTGGAAATAAATTAGCTGAACCGGCCTGGAGAAAGGTATTAAGAGAAAAGTATAAGGATTACAAACCAAAAAATATTCAACCAAGACCAAAACCAAAAGGTAAACCAATACCAAAGCCAGATTATAATGACCCTAATTATGACCCTACTGATGATTTTCAAGATGCCATTGATAATGAGCCTGCATAGGAGTTTTATATGGATATAGACCGATTAAATGCTATCAAGAGAGAAGCATTAAAACTCAAAGCTGCTGGTAAAACTAAAGAGTTTAATCAAGTGGCACAAATAGCTATTGATTATGAGAATGGCGAGGAAATGAGTACAGTTAGTGCGGCCCTTATTGGTGTAGCTGATGGTATTCTAGCTAGATGGGGTGATGAACTTGGAGGTGTGGCCAGTGGATTATATCAAGCTGCTACTACTGGTAAATGGAGTAATTACGAAAAAGGCTATGAGAAAACTAGAGATGCACTAAGAGGCTATCAAAAAGAGGCAGAACTTACTTCACCTTATGCTAAAGGTATAGGAGAGTTTGGAGGGGCAGTGGCCTCAGCAGGTTTTGGACCATCATGGTTACGAGCTGGTGAGAAAGGAGTAGAGGCAGTTAAATTAATGAAAGCCGCTAAAGGTGCATTACCTCTTATGGAGGCAGTAAAGACAGCTCCTTATATAAAGGCCACAGCTCATGCAATCCATACACTAGGCGTACCTGCTGCAAGATATGGGGTTATCTCAGGAGCAGGAGGGGCAGAAGATATAGCTCATTCTCCGGCAAATATGGCAGTAAGTGGGGTTACAGGTTATGCAATAGGTGGAACACTTGGAACCTTAATAGGAAATCTATTCTATAAGCCAGCATTAGAAGGTGGACAAGGTGCTCCTTTAACAAAAGTAGAAGTTTTGGCCAGAGCAAGGGAAACCTTCGAGCCTGAGTTTGTAGATAAACACCAAGATAATTTAATGCATCTTCATGACTTGATAAAAAAACATGGATTTAAAGGTAAAGGTTTTGCAGAGGCACTTGATGAGGCAGAAAAATCAGGAAAAAGTTTAGATACTCAATTAAGTAGCTTTATGACTAATCTATCAAAATATTATAAAGGTCATGAGGCCAAAGGATATGTACCCAATCAAGACCCTACAGAAGTATCAGCAAGAGAGTTATTTGAAGGATTTAGAAACAGCCTAAAATCTATTAATAAACAAGCATGGGACCACAAGAGCGAGGGAGAAAAGATAAAAAGCATTATTGCTGGCTTCGAGGATAATCTTGACGATAACTCAGTTAGGACATTAAGTGATTCAGATGCAAAATGGAGAAGAACAGGAAAAGAGCCAGATATTTTAGATACATCAGCTACAGGAAGTCCAGGCCAATATGACAAAGTAAAATATGGACACGATACTTTAGGAGATAGTATAACTGGCGAGCCTGCTCAGGAGAGCTTTACTAAAGGCCAATACTCTCCAGGCCATAAACCACCAAGCGAAGATATTTTAGATAAAAAACTTTTCAATATTAAAGGCCAAAGACAACTTCTTAAATATATGAATAAAGTTATATTAGGAGGAGATAGGTCTAAAGTTGACCCAGAAGTGGGAGATAGATTTGCTGGATTTGTACGGAATCTTTATCAAAAAAATCTACAGAAATTAGATAAAGCAGGGCTGATGCAATATGGTCAGGACTCAGGTGTAACACCAGAAACACCTAATAAGATGCATGAACTTATTCAATTACAAGATGCTTTTAAAAGTGGAGCTTCTAAAACATTAAATGAAGAGGCCACTAGATTGAGAGAGGGGCAATTACCTCGCTGGAAAAGAGCTACAAGATGGGCAGGGGATGCTTTTAGTGCATCTACACAAGGTCCAGTAGGAAAGGTAAGAACAGCTATAAATGCAGCAGATAGATTACTAATTAAAGATGTAAAGCCTAAAGGATTAATGGAGGTTACACCCTCAGATATAGGGGATATGGGCGGATTACCGCAAAATATAGCTGATGATATGCTTAGTAAGTATAAGATACAGGATATAAAAGATACTAAGGTTAGAGAGTATCCTAAACTCTTAGAACCAGTTAAAGATTTATTATCTCCAAGTATAAGGGTCAAGAAACCCACCATAAATTTCAATCTCCAAAAAGATAAAGAGGAAGAGGAGCAGAATAAATATCTACACGAACAGGATATAAAAGACTTAGAGAATACAGAGTATAGGAAAACTATGCCAGATATGAAAGATATGCTGAATTGGAAACAATCTCAGTTAAGTAACCCCAGAACAGATAAGATTTTAGCGGCATTAAAGAAGGCCAGAAATAATGGGGAGATTATATCTCCTACTGACCCAGACTTTAAAAAGAAAATAAGAAAGTATTTAGTTGATAGAGAACTTGATTTAGCTTAGAATATATTTAGCGACTTTTAAATCGCTCCTTAAAAAGTAAAGTTAATTGATGAAAGAGGCCCTAGTAACCATTTACACTAGGGCCTTTTTTATTAGACGAGTCTTATAAGCCTTGCCACATTTACGTTTAAGGCGGAAGCAAGGGCGTACAAATTAATCACACTAGGCAGTTGATTACCGGATTCATACCTTGCGATAGAAACCCTATGTATCCCGCATTTAGTGGATAGTTGCTCTTGCGAGAGCTTTTGTTTTGCCCTTGCGTCCTTTAAGTTTAATTTAATTGAATCTTTAATTTTTAATTCTAATTCTATTGGCATTATTCTTTCTCCCCTATTTTTAAAGTCCAACTTTCTGTCGGCTTTCTTTCAAACTCACTAGAAACCACAAATCCATTTTTCTCACAGAACTTTTTATAATCAAGTCCACCAGCTCTTAATGTTTTAAAGAGCTTCATGTTCTTGTAGCTCATCTTGTCATGCTTGGCATTGGAAATCAAATAAGCTCGTAGCTTTTCCTCTTCTATCTTTAGAGCTTCTATTTGCTTTTTAACAACCTCTATCTTATCGAAGGCAGTAGATAGGTCAAATTGAGACTCATCAACCTCATAGTAATCATCTTTGCCTAGTGGTGGTTCTACATTGGCCTCCATATAGGACATAAAAGCATCCGCAGCATCCTTGCATTTTGCAATAAAATCATTATCTCTTTCAACAGTAATGGCGAGCTTGGCCCCTGATTTAGTAACCACGAAGTAATTGGCCTCCTGAGCACCAGTAACATACATTTGCCATTGTAATTGGGCGAAGTGGTCAGGTCGTACATCCTTACCCTTTTTAAGGTCCGAGTAATACTCTTGAGCTACAAACTTAGCTTCAAATATCTCACCATTACAGTAACCATCAAGGGAACACTTATAAGGTGTATATTGTATCTGAAAACACTTAGGCTCAAACACCTTACCAGTCAGCTCATTAAAGGAAGTCCTTGCCTCCTCCTCAGCTTGGCCGCCCATAATCTTGGCATACTCAGATATTTGGTAGTCCTTGATTATATTTTTCTTGATTTTCCACAATTTGTTTTCAGAAATGTATGGAGATATACCAAGAATGGCAGGAACGTCAGACGCTCCCACTCCTTCTTTTCTCCATTGAATCCATTCCGGTGTACCTTGTTCTAGTTTAATTTCAAGTAAGCTCATTTTTTCTCTCCTATTAAATCGGTTAATATTATAATTATGATAGTAAGTAACACATTAGTTACAGTCAAGCTAATAAAGATAGCACCTATCATAATTTATTTTCTCCTTTAACTATCCTAGAACAGACTTTAAGTTTCTCATCCTTAGTCATAGGAAGAATGGCCTGGAGGTCGGCCATACAGGTTGATATTTTAAGAATCAAAGCAAGTGCAAGTGTAGTCATTTATAATCTCCTTAAAAGAATTAATATTATTATTATTAACAGAAAGATAATCATTATTTGCCCCTTAGAAAATAAATTAAAAATACTATAACCGCAATAAAAGTAACTAATAGAACACCAATATAAGTGTAGACTATTACTGTTACTGGTTGCTCTAGTTTACTTAAATCAAAATTCATTACTATATCGCCAATCTCTTTTACCTTCATAACAACTCTCCTATATAAATAAATCTCTCATAAGAAGCAAGAAGGACATCCCCTCCCTGCTCTGTTTCGTGTGAAAAGGTTAATTTATTCCAGCAACTAAACACCACAAGAAATAGCTCATTTAATTGTGGTGAGTAGTAGATTTGTCCTGCTTTAAAGTTCATTATTTACCTCCTATGCAATACTCTATAGCTTGGCAAACTTTAGAAGTATCAGGTGTCATTTTAGTACGGAAGTCGGTAGTCATTAGCCATTGATACCAGTCATTCAAATCTTTAAGAGCTACTGAGCCTATTGTATGACCTTTAAACTTGCCAAAAGGTATTACTATTGACTTAGCCTTATCCAATGGTGATTGATTAGCAAATTGCCCCTCTAATGATTTAATGGCGGCATCCACATCAGATGGTTTATTGACCACCAAAGGCTTAGCTTCAACAGGCTTAGAAACAGGAGAGGGAGCCAAACGGGTAGTATCAACCTTAAGAGCCTCTTGCTTCTCAATCGCATTTTGTACCTCCTCATAAGTAGCTATCGAAGTATCAACGCCAATACCTAGAAAGCCCAAAGCCCTACCTACCGCAGATGTTTCGCAATTTTCAATGAAGTTTGTTTTGTTTATGAAGCTAGTACCTTTATGCTCCATAGCTCTGCCCATTGATATGACCTTTCCAGATGGGTCTTTAACTAGGGCAACCATTAGACAGAAATCTTTCTCAGTTCCAAGTTCCATTTTCTCTATGCCAACCTCAAGAGAATAACCCTTAAAATCGGGAGAGGTTCTAAAATACTTAATCCTCTCATTTACTTGGACATAATCTTTGTTGTTAATCTTAGTAGTCTTAAAATCAAAAGCCATAAATATCCTCCTTAAATTAATGTTACCAGAAGGATAGTATGGGAATAGTTACAATGTCAACTAGGTATCAAAGAAAAAAACGATATATAAACAGACAGTAAATAATACTATGACAGGCAACATCTCAAGAAATACTTCTAACATTTTTATATTTCCTTGGTGATGGGCCAATATCTTTTGTCGATAAAGGCTCTCCCATAGTAGGCAATACCATTATTTTTACGCCATTCTCAATCTTATAATAGATAGATTCTGGAAGTTTCTTTTTCTTATATTGCTTATAGTTTTTAAATCTTAAATCCATTTAAAACTCCTTATCCTTTGGTTTGTAATAGTTCCTTTCTATAGCTATCAATAGAATTTGAGAGGCTTAAAGACTTAATAAATCTACTCTCCCAATTATTAAGATTGTAGGTAGGTCTATATTTAATCTTTAGCTTAATGCTTCTTATTATTTCAGTTTGTTTTCTGCTTATAGTCTTATAAGTCTTAGGTCTTATTAACTTACTATTAGCTCTATTTTTATCCCAATTAATTTTCATATTTACAAAGCATATACCATAAGGTTACCATGTTACAAGGCATTTATCTTATTTGGCCGTAACCTAAATAAACTGCGAAGTGAGCTGGAACGAAAACCCAAGCAACAGAATAGAACACTTGGAGATAGCTCTATAAACAGATTAAAAGATACTAGAAATGGATTAGATTAGCTGAGGAGAGTTTGTACTGTTGTTCTCGCTTAATGCCCTCATGCCTAGATAAAACTAGGAAACATTAAGATACGAAGCTAGAATAGTTCCAAGTAGGTCAGAGATTTTAGAAGTTTTCCCAATACTATGAGGGGAAAAATGTTCTAGCTTATTGAAAGGAATTATGGAACTAAAGAATATACCCATACCGCCATCAGTAAACCATATGTATAGGACTCTCCCTAATTATCGTAGGTGCAAAACCAAATATTTATTGGACTTTGAGAAGGACTTTGAATTGTGGGTATTACTCAATAAAGAGGCGATAAACACCGCCAGAAAGGAAATAAAGGATAGCAAGTATCTAAAGCTAGACCTTAGATTCTATTTGAAGAGGCCTACGCTATTCTGTTTGAACAACACCGTAAAGAAAATGGATATAAGTAATAGGATTAAAGCGGTAGAAGATGCGGTATCGAATTTATTAGGAATTGATGACAGCTTATTCTTTCAGGTATCAGCTAGCAAGGAAGTAGCGGACAAAGTAGGGGTAACTGCGACCATTACCCCATTAGATAGGCTAACTATTGGTTTAAAATAATACCATCTTGGTCATAACTGATATGGCCACCATCTTCTAATGGCGTATTATTTACACACTCGTCAGAACAGAACATAAGTCGGTCGATTTTCTCGCCCTTCTTAACCTTGTACTCCCTGCCACACCCTACACAATGGGTAAATAAAAAAACCTCCTGACCATTTACTCTTTTGTCGTTCATAAAGCTCCTTATTTGGCTTAATTGCCTTATACATTTAACAATGGAGCCAGCCCCCTAACCCATTAAGTAGATGGCCCCACCGTTCAACATATAAACCATTATACGTTAAGAATATAATCCGCAATAATACTTAGCATCTTTGTATCTCATTTCATTGTAAGCCGCATAATCCTCAGCTCTATTACTTGAACACTCTAAATCATCATCAGACTCTACAACCTCCTCAAGTTCCTCCTCATTAGCCTTCTCGTTTTCCTCAGCTACTATAGACTCGTAAGATTGTTGGTCTAACTGGGCAAGTCTTGCCTCGTGGCACTCATTAGAACAGGTAAGCCCGTAGGTCATTGGGATTCCACAGATACAGCAGGTTAAATCAGATTCCATCATTTGCTCTTCTTTCTTAGTCATTTTAAAGCTCCTTAGTTATTGTTTAATTGTTCATTGATATGAGCCGACCTAAGCCAGCCCATACCCATTAACCATTAAAGCCCTTCAACTTGATATTTTTGCATGATTGCCTTGCCGACAACGCCCAAGGTTTCTTTGATTTCCTTCTCAATGTGCCAGTAGATTGACCTTAAATCTGACCAAGGTTTTGAGCTTAAATCTCCCCATTGATTCTTAATCTTTCTGGCCATATTCAAATCATCATCACTCACAGTAAAGTCATAACTAAACTGGATGCTTGTGCCTGTATAATATCGGGTATCATTCATAATATCGCCATGAGCTTCTGACGTTTCCAAAGCCTTAATCTTATCAACTAACTGGTTACTTGGCACTGTCTTAAAGGTTACTGTCATGGTCCTATAGTGCATTGAAGTTGATACCTGACAGCCCTCAGCTCTTGCTAGTTTCTTAATGTTTGCTGATAACTTCCGTAAATTGTCCATTTAATTGCTCCTTAATAGGCCTGCTCAATTGCTAGGCTTGAGATACTGGCCAGCTATCTGACCAGTACCGCACGACCATCAATCACCCATTAATCGTTTTAACTAGATTATAAAGCTCTACACAGAATTTCTTATCTGAAAACATGTGGACCCAAGTAGTTCCATTAGACTTAATATGTAGGTTTGTTCTATCAGGTAGACCCAAACAAATAGAGTCATCAAACAAATCAATATCAAACTTATAAGCATAGTCGGAGAAGCCTGAATCTTTTATTAGGTTTACCGACAAATCAAATTGGCTTGGCCTTACCCTCTTATCTACTTTCCATCTATAACCTTGGGCATAGAAGATAATTCCTGTTTCTGTTGTTTCTACGTTGGTAATTGTCTTTGATGATTTTCTCATTTAAATGCTCCTTAATAAGCCTGCTTAATTGCCTGCTCAGAGATACAAGCTGACAGATGCCAGCTCGTACCGCTTAACCTGTAATTAGAAGGTGTTTAAATCTATTTGGCTTCTATAACCCAATAGCTTATCTCTATCATCAAACGAGATAGAGCTAATCAAATTCTTCTTATTATCTTCGTTAAACTCTATTCTTGGTGTCCCTTTGTAGATGATGATTCTCTTTGAGCTTGATACGTTCTTAGGTCGGTAGATAACCAAGGATTCGCCGTCAATAGTCTGAACCCAATCACCTGAGCTAATATGCTTCTCAGCTATGTTAATCATTACTAGGGCCAAATCACTGTTGGTGTTACTCATTTTAAAACTCCTTATTAGTGGGCTTTATCGCCCTTGTTTATTGATTCATAGATTAGGGCCAATTTCTTAACCCTAACCAATCAAAAAATAAACTGTTATCAATTCCTATCTGCTTACTCAATTCCTCCCATCCATACTAGATAGAGGCAAATACGAGTAGCCCCAAATCGGTAGGCTTCGTAACCTAGTTTAGCTCGCCCAAGTGGGTATCGAGTGGCAAAATGTAAAGACGGGAACAAGACAAGATTAACTAATTAGTTACTATCTGTCTAACTATTCGGTTACAACAATTCAATATTTAGTCTAACATTTAATTACATCCATAAGGTTACTAATAAAAGAAACTGACAATGCCGTAATAAATCCCAGTCAGTACCAGATAGATTAAGTTATAGAATAAGGTAATGAGTATTAAATAAAGGTAGGCCAATATAATGGAGAGTGGATAGGATAAAAAAAAGTAGAGATTATTAATTGAGAATTAGGAGATACACCAATTTATGAGTAAACAAAGGAAGGCAATTGGTAGACCAAAACCCAATCCAACCCCAGAGCTAATCAAGTATATAAGGATACAGCTCCAAATAACCAATGACCTGCTTAAGAACAACGGCATGTCATCACATCGTTATGCTCTCTTATCGGGTAGGGTAGATGCTTACGCCCAGATAGTTAGTTGGTTGAAGGATAGATGCTAGGTCGAACGTCGAATCGGGGTAGAAAGTTGAAAGGTTAAACGTTATAATTTATAAAAAAGTAAATTACTATTTAATACAAATAAATATTTAGACCCCGTTTCAAAAACTGTAACTGGAGTTTGAATGCGAACTCCCCTAGACACCCTAAAATTTAACATTCCAATTCATACTCTTTTGCTCAAGCTCTTACCTCTTGCATACCATAATAAATAAGCTACAGTAGAGTAATGGACAACAATAAAGAGCCTATTGTGCTAGACCCTCTTGATGATACAATCGGATTAGATGACTACTGCGACATACCGAGTAAAGCGTTGGCTGCTGAGAATATACCTAGCTTGGTTAGCACTCTTGACGACTATTGCGACATACCTACGAAGGACCTCGCCTCTGAATTCTTTGATGTTGATGTTGAGCAACCTAGTCCACTTGTTCCTTCTACCAGATTTCCGACAATGGTTAAGCATGAGGTTACTAGGGAGAAGAGGCTCAAAGTAAGGTTAATGAAGGTGGCAGGTATTGATAACGAGGTGCTAGCTAAGTGCATGGGCATATCTCAGGGTGTGTTGCACAAGTATTATAAAGCTGACTTAGAGGTTGGAGCTGCGGAGTGTACAGCTCTTGTTGCTGGTAAGTTGATGGAGAAGATAAGGAATGGAGATACAGCAAGTATTATATTTTACCTTAGAACTAGGGGAAAGTGGGCCCCTAAAAATGAACTTGAGATTACACATAGTCATACTATAAGACCTAGAAGCAAAGAGGAGATTGAGAGTGAGTTGCTTCGGATTGGTGTTCCACCTGATAAGCTCCATGAGCTTACAGAGTAACTACGCTATTTGGGAGGATTGCATGGATAAGACAAAGATTGATGATTACTATGTCCGACTTGCAAACAAATATCATAAAAGCGGACTCGACTGGAGTGATGCTTGGGGTTTATCAAGAGATGAGTATTATCAAGACAGGGAGCCGATTGGGGCAGGGACAGGGGTAACTCAGAAATATAATGATAAGAGCAAATGGGATAGAGGTATACTACATATACCCTCTGAGGAGGGTGGTCTTGGTTTGACTTGGAATCCAAATAAACAATATGGCAGGAGGTAGATATGGACCCAGAGAGAAGAGATAAGAATTTATTGATATTAGGTGGACTAGGTGCTGCTGGTGGGATTGGTTATGGGCTTGGGGCACTACACATGCAAGATAGTGAGGATAAGCCTTGGATTAATATGTGGAGAAGGGCAGAGAGAGATAAATATGGGAAGTATAACCCTAAGGATGCCGAGTTTAAAGTTAAACAGGATGAGTTAGAGGATATTTTTAAACCGAGTACTAAAAAATCACCTTGGAGGTAGATATGGGAAGATATAATGATAAACCATTAAGACTGGGTGGTAATACTGGTGTCTCTAGTGGGACATTAAATATGATACCAAGTAGAGGTAGCGCAGGAGCATTAGGACCAAGTAATAGATTTGGTGCACTTCACTTAAGTCCGGGGGATGAGCTATTAAATGACCTTAATGATAATGAGGATGGTAAGAAAACATTATACCCAATTGGCACAGATGATATGAGGAAGAAAAAAACACCTTGGAGATAAGACATGGCTACGGAGGGTTATCAAATGTTATGCCCACATTGTAAGAAGCCGTATAACTGGAAGCTGGTCAAGATAGATGTCGAGCAGTTTAAACAACTGGTTAATGATGATATAAGTCCGAAGGAGATAGCCTTTAGGATGAAGATTAACACCTCTACAGTTTATAAGTACCTTTATAAATTTGGAGCTAGACGTGGGTTCAAGATTAAAATATGACACAAATTATATGCCACAACTTTATTGGATTTATGCTTCTAACCTTACTGACTATAATGTCAATTACTTTTTGTATCATATTGGTTTGTTTTTCTATTGATGTGATAAGGAGCACTTTTAATGATGGGTAAATTAGAAGCGATAGATAAGTTGGTTGATGGTATTAAGGTAAGACGACATGGCTGGCGACCTAAGACCAAGCACGTTTTCATGGAAGAGGATGGGATGATTTATATTGCCAGATATATAAATGACCCTGATGCCAAAGAGATTAATTTAAACCGACAACCAGAAGATAGGTGGGAGGTATTAGATGAGAGTGATGGTTATGATTTGCATATTGAGTAGTTGTCATGGACCTTTTTGGGGTCGTGGCTCTCGTAGAGACTACCGACATGGAAGGGGACACTATCATATACTAGACTCCTCCTTTTGTAACAAGTATGATGGTCAGGAGAGACTTGATTGCCAAGATAAACAAACAAAATGGCTTGATGGACATTTAAAATGACTGAGCCAATAGACAAAGAGGAGATTCCGTATGAGCTTGAACGTTATGACCAGCTTAAGAGAGAGCTTCTCATGGCTCGACGATTTAGAGGAATTGAGTTTTGGAAGCCTTATGACTGGCAACTCGAATTCCTTGCCGCAACCAAAACCTGCAAACAAATTGCATTATTTGCTGCAAATCGTGTTGGAAAAACTGATGCTACCTGTGCAGTTCTTGCTTGCCATCTTACAGGGGATTATCCTGATTGGTTTGATGGGTTTCGTTTTGATAATCCTATTACCGCTTTGGCCTCTGGTATTACAGGGGACCAAATCCGAGATGTACTCCAACAAAAGTTAATTGGAGAGGTCGATAGCCTAACTGGTCAGTTTCTAGGCGGTGGCTTTATAAAGACCGAGTTCCTTGGTCCATACATCATGTCTACTGGGACAAAAAATCTATTGAAAGAGGTAAAGGTCCGACATAAGTCCGGCAGCTTCTCAACTCTTATCTTCCGTTCATACGAGCAAGGACCCTCCATTATCCGAGGTCTATCCTTAGACTGGATACTTATAGATGAGGAGCCAAACTATAAAGGTATGGAGTTCTATGCCGAGTGTCTGGCCAGAACCGCTACTGGTAATAGAAATAAGGGTGGCTTCGTTGTCATTACTTTTACTCCTGAGAATGGGATTACCGAGTTAGTAGACACCCTTCTCAATAAGCGACAAGCAGGCCAATATGTTATGACAATAGGTTGGGACCGAGCTCCGCATTTGGATGAGAGAACTAAGACTCAATTATTAAAAGCAATTCCCAGATATATGCTCTCCGCTAAGACTCAGGGTATCCCCAATTTTGGAGATACTCAGATATTTAAAGTCATAGAGGAGGATATAAGCTGTCAGCCCTTTCCGATACCAGACCACTTCTCATTACTATGTGCTATCGACTTTGGCATAGCCCACCCATTTGCGGCAGTTTTTGCCGCACACGATAGAGATAGAGATATAATTTATATATATGACTGTTTTAAGGCCAGCAACGAGGTTCCAACTCAACACGCCCACAAGATTACTAAGAAGTGCAGAGGAGTAAGAGTCATATACCCTCAGGATGGGGACAATCGGGAGAAGGGTAGTGGAGAGACACTACGCTCATACTACGAAGATGCTGGGCTAAATATGCACCGACAGTTTGAAAATCCTGACGGAACTAAGTCAGTAGAGGTTGGGATAATGGAAATGGAGACAAGGATGCAGGAAGGGAGGCTTAAAATCTTCTCTAGTATGATTGAATGGTTTGAGGAGTTTAGGAAGTATCATAGAAATCCAAAAAATGGTAAGATTGTCAAAATTGACGACGACCTAATGGATGCAAGTAGGTATGCTGTCATTACAGTACCGAGGTTTGGTCAGAAGAAGCAGGACTTCTATACGACCGAGCTTCCAAGATACTACCCGAACTTATTTATATAGGAGGTTATTATGATGCCACAAGATAATAATGAAACGAGGAAGAAATCTATAGAGGAGCTTGGGGCGATAGTTGGTAGAGATATAACGGCTGCCGAAACCTTTCACATGGGTGAGGTAAGTAAACAAAGAGAGAGAGGATATGTCTATTACTATGGGGAGAAGATTGGCGAGAATGAGGCAGGAAAGAGTACACACGTTAGCAAAGATGTATTTAATGTGGTTGAAACGGCAAAAGCAATATGTCTTGAGGCGTTCACCCAATCAAAAGATGTCGTCTACTTTCCACCGCAAAATGCAGAAGATTA